ACTGCATATAATATCTTGTGAAAACCAGGATTGCTTTCATCACAAAACCTATGAATATCATAAGTGATAAGCTGAGAAGTACTGAAGCTATAGAATCTGCTATTTTAGCTGAGGTAGTATCTTCCAGCCATATACGGTCCCCTAATTTGATACTGTCTTTGCCAGGATTGGAGTTAGTGCTATTTTCATTTTTGTTTTTTATAAAGCTTTCCATTGAGCGAGTGGCAAATTGAAAATATTCTTCAAGCTGCAGTTGTTCTTTTGTTTTGCTATTTATTATGCCACTGATGAATTTGTTTAAGGGAGTATCTTCATTATTCTTTGTATAAAAGATGCCCAAAAAAACAAGTGTGAGGGCTACTATCAACACATAGATTAACGTGATTATTGTTAATCTTGCACTTTTAGCTCGTTTATTAAGAATTTCAAGGACTTCATCATAGTCACTAGGTTTAATACTTTCGCTTGGTTCCATTTTTTATCTTCCAGAATGTAATAGTCTAATTCTTCTAATTTTTGTTAGTCAATTATTGTGTCATCCCCCTTACAAAATCAATAGATTCTTGATTAGTTCATATCGTGAGAGGTTAGATGCCATGAACTCACAATTAACCGAAATCATGCGCCTTATCACCAACCTGATCCGTACCGGCACCGTATCCGAAGTGGACTCGGTGAACTGGCTGTGTCGGGTGAAAACGGGCGACCTTGAAACCAACTGGATTAACTGGCTCACCCTTCGCGCCGGTAACACCCGCACATGGTGGAAGCCCACCGTCGGGGAACAGGTCGTGCTGCTGAGCCTGGGCGGCAATCTTGAAACTGCCTTTGCGTTGCCTGCCATTTATTCCGAAGCCTTCCCGCCGCCTGACTACTCGGAAGATGGCACCACCACCGTGTTTAAGGATGGCGGCTGGTTTCAGTACGAGCCGGAAACCGGCCAACTGCTGATAAAGAACATCAGAAGCGTGCGCATTGAAGCGGCGGACGGCATTCAGCTGATCACCGAGGCGCTGGGGATAGAGGCCAGCCAGACACGGATCAACGGTGACACCACGATGAACGGCGATGTAACACACGGCGGTGGTTCAATGAGTTCTAACGGCGTAATTGCTGATAAGCACTTACACAACAAAGTTAAGAGTGGCGGCGATATGTCAGGAGGCCCGCAATGATGTACCTCGGCATGAACCGCGACACCGGCGAAGCCATTACCGACATCGAGCACATCCGGCAGAGCGTGCGCGACATTCTGATCACGCCGGAAGGCAGCCGCATCGCCCGGCGTGATTACGGCTCGCTGCTGTCGGTGTTGATTGACCAGCCGCAGAACGACGTGATCCGCCTGCAGGTGATGGCGGCGGTGTATGTCTCTATCAGCCGCTGGGAGCCTCGAGTAAAGCTGAGCACCGTAAACCTAACCAGCGACTTTGACGGCTCTATGGTAGTTGAAATGACCGGCCAGCGGGATGACGGTTCGCCGGTTGCCATGTCTGTACCAACGGGGGTGAACAGTGGCAGTAATTGACCTTTCCCAGCTGCCCGCACCGCAGATTATTGAGGTGCCGGACTTTGAATCGCTGCTGGCTGAGCGCAAAGAGGCGCTGATTGCGCTTTATCCGGCGGATGAACAGGCCGCCATGCGCCGCGTGCTGGCGCTGGAGTCTGAGCCGATTGTGAAAAGCCTCCAGGAAAACACCTATCGGGAAATCCTGCTGCGCCAGCGAATTAACGAGGCGGCGCAGGCGGTGATGGTGGCCTATGCAATCGGCAGCGATCTGGACCAGCAGGCCGCCCGCAATAACGTGAAGCGGCTGACCATTACGCCTGCGAATCCCGACGCGGTGCCGCCGGTGGATGCAGTGATGGAATCAGACGACGCACTGCGCGTGCGCGTGCCGGAGGCGTTTGAGGGGCTGAGCGTGGCCGGGCCGACGGGCGCGTATGAGTTTCACGCTAAAAGCGCCGATGGCCGGGTGCAGGACGTGTCAGCCATCAGCCCGTCACCGGCGACAGTACTGATCACTGTCCTGAGTCGCGAAGGCGACGGCACGGCGGTAGCGGATTTGCTGACTACAGTGGACAAAGCACTAAGCGCCGACAGCGTGCGCCCGGTGGCCGACCGTGTGACGGTTCAAGGGGCGACTATTCGCAACTACAGCGTGAAGGCCATGCTGCACCTGTTCGACGGCGTGGCCGCCGGTCCCTGCCTTGAGGCGGCAAACGCTAATCTGGCGGCTTACCTTACCGAACAGAAAAAGCTGGGGCGCAGCGTGCGGCGTGAGTCCTATGGGGCGGTGATGCGCGTGGCCGGTGTGGACTGGGTGGAAATCACCGAACCGGCGGAGGACATCATCATGGACCGCACGCAGGCGGGCCACTGCACCGGCACGGACATTTCCGTGGCGGGCGATCAGGGGGTGACATGAGCAACAGCAGCCTGATGCCGCCCGGCTCATCTGCGCTGGAACGTCGTCTGGCGCAGGCGTGCAGCGGGATTTCCGGGCTGAACGTGCCGCTGCGCGACCTGTGGAACCCGGCCACCTGCCCGGTGAGTTTTCTGCCCTATCTGGCCTGGGCCTTTTCGGTGGACCGCTGGGACGAAAACTGGGCGGAGAGCGTTAAGCGGCAGGTGGTGAGCGATGCGTTTTACATTCATCAGCACAAGGGAACCATCAGCGCCATCCGCCGCGTGGTGGAGCCGTTCGGCTTCCTGATCCGGGTTATTGAGTGGTGGAAAACCAGTGAGCCGCCCGGCACGTTCCGGCTGGACATTGGCGTGCAGGACCAGGGCATTACTGAAGAAACCTATCAGGAGCTTGAGCGGCTGATCAGCGATGCAAAACCCTGCAGCCGTCACCTTCTGGGAATGTCCATCAACCTGCAGGTTAGCGGCGAAACACGCATGGCAGCAGCCAGCTATGACGGTGATGACCTGACCGTTTACCCGTACACCCCGGAAATTATCTCCGTCAGCGGCGCAGTTTATGGCGGCGCGGCGGTACACGTTATTGACCTGATGGAAGTGGGACCATGACACAAAAATACTATGCGATCGTAACCAACCTAGGCGCGGCAAAGATTGCCAACGCTGCCGCGCTCGGTACAAAACTGAACATCTCACAGATGGCCGTGGGGGATGGCGGCGGCACGCTGCCGACGCCGAACGCCAGCCAGACGAAGCTGGTTAACGAGGTGCGCCGCGCCGCTATCAATTCGCTGAGCATTGATGCGGTGAACGCCAGCCAGGTGATTGCTGAGCAGGTGATCCCTGAAACGGAGGGCGGATTTTGGATCCGGGAAATGGGGCTGTTCGACGCGGACGGCACACTGATCGCGGTATGCAACACGCCGGAAACCTACAAGCCTGCACTACAGGAAGGCAGTGGCCGCACGCAGACCGTGCGCATGATCTTGATCATCAACAGCACCGACGCCATTACCCTGAAGATTGACCCGTCCGTGGTGCTGGCAACGCGGAAATATGTGGATGATGCCGTTATCGAAGTGAAGGCATACACAGACAGCGTAATGAAAAAACATGCTGATGCTGATAACCCACACAGCCAGTACCTGCAGATTGCAAATGCCCTGTCAGAAATCAAAGACGCCGGGCTGATTGCGGACCTTCTCAATAACCTTGGTTTGCACGAAGGTGCGCCAATTATCGGATCTCCTTTCCCCTGGCCTCACGCAAAAATGCCTGATGAACTCTTTCCATCAATGGCTGGCATGGTCTTTCTGAAAAGTAACGGGGCGAGTTTCAGCGGCACGCTATACCCAAAACTGGCGCTGGCTTATCCGGGACTGAAGCTGGCTGATCTGCGCGGTGAGTTTATCCGTGGCTGGGATGATGGGCGCGGCATTGATTCAGGTCGTACACTGCTGTCATGGCAGCATGAAACCATTATTCAGACGGCTCTTGAGTCAAACAGTTCGCAGACAATGATTGGCGTTGACTATGAGGATTCCTTTGTTACAGGAGGAAACTTAGCGGTCGGGCCTATCGCCTATACGGGCAATTCCCCCCGAAACAAGAAAGGCGTGCGGCCTCGTAATATTGCGTTTAACTACATCGTGAGGGCTGCTTAATGGCTAAGATAACGCTTGATAAAAATGGCCTCGCTAAATCGGCAGGCACAGTGACGGTATACAACTTTAATGCGGTAAGCGGCGAGTTTACCGGCTCAAGCGATGAGTTTCTTGCGCAGGGTGTCGGCCTGCCCGCTAACGCCTGTGTCACGGCACCGCCAGCTACTGAGGCCGGGCGTGTAGCATTTTACCGTGATGGCAGCTGGCAGAGCGTGCCGGACCATCGCGGCGAAACGATTTATCCGGTGTCCGGCGGCGCGCCGGTGAAAATCACGGCGCTGGGTGACTATCCGGCGGACACCACAACGCAGGCCCCCGCAACCGCGTTTGATAAGTGGGACGGCGAAAAGTGGGTGACCGACAGCGATGCACAGCAGCAGTCGCGGCATGACGCGGCGGCCATCGAAAAGGCGGCGCGCGTGAGCGAGGCAAACGGCATCACCCAGGCATGGCAGACGCAGCTGCTCTTAGGCATCATCACCGATGCGGACAAGGCCACGCTTACCGCCTGGATGAAGTACGTGCAGGCGGTGCAGGCCACCGACGTGTCAGGCGCGCCGGATATCAGCTGGCCCGAAAAGCCCGCCTGACGGGCAAAGCGGTAACGGATTAACAACCTGCTGCGCAGATGATAAAGTTAAAATCTGTTAATCATTTAATGACAGGGATCTGAGGCGATGGATACGACTGAGCAACTGAACGGAACCTATTTTTATCATGGCTTGCAGAACCTGACGCCGCAGGAGTTACTGTTCTGGGTGCTGCTTGATGAAACCGAAAAACAGCTGGGCGTACAGGATATTGGCGCGGTTGCAGGCATCATCCTGGGTAACAATAGCATTGACGTGCCGGGAAAACCGCTCACGTCAACGCCCGGCACGTCGGTTGCGTCACTCTTTTTCCGCAGGCACATGTCCTATAAATTCCGGAAGCGCATTCTGCCGACCCTGACGTTAAAATCCTTCAGCATGCGCGGGCTGAAAATTTTCTGGGTGAATAACCTGGGAACATTCATTGGCAGGGCCGTGCCGGTTGTGGGGTGGGTGATTCTGGCAAATGATGTGGCACAAATCAGTTTTCGAACCGTCCATCGTTATAACCTGATTGTGCGGCCGGAGGATAAAATCTGGTGAATAATATGAAACCTACCCCTGATGCGGTGCGCGAATTCATTCTGCGAGAGCTGCCGCTGGTAACAACGCTTCTCTTAAAAAAGATTCAAATCGGTGACGACGATGTTCTACAGGAACTGTTTGAAGCAGAAGATATTGCAGATTTGGCAGAGACGTTTTTCCGCAACTTTAACGTACAACCAGCAGGTTTTACGCTCGCCACTTATTTCCCCTGGAAAACCCGTTCTTTTTTCTCCCGCGCGCCGGTACAGCAGGATAAAGCCCCCCTGACTATACGCATGTTTATTGAGTCAGCCGCTGCCGGTCGCTGGCTTTTTTAATCACTGTCAGCGGGCAGCAGGTTTGCCCGTTGTGTCAGATGCCACACAATGACAACAGCATGATTTCCCTTCCCTGAGACCTGACCATAGCGGAACCCCTTTACAGGAGAACCGCCACATGGCACAGGATTATCATCACGGCGTGCGCGTTGAGGAAATCAACGAGGGCACGCGAACCATCACCACCGTCAGCACCGCGATTGTCGGGCTGGTCTGCACCGGTGACGACGCCGACGCGGCCACCTTCCCGCTTAACCGCCCGGTGCTATTAACCGACGTACTCACCGCCAGCGGTAAGGCCGGAGAGTCCGGCACGCTGGCCCGCTCACTGGACGCCATCGCCGATCAGTCGAAACCCGTCACCGTCGTCGTGCGCGTGCCGCAGGGCGAAACCGAAGCGGAAACTACCGCCAACATTATCGGCGGCGTGACCGACGGCCAGCGCACCGGCATGAAGGCGCTGCTGGCCGCGCAGTCTAAGTGCGGCGTCAAACCCCGCATTCTGGGCGTGCCGGGCCATGATAACAAAGCCGTAGCCACCGAACTGCTGAGCGTGGCGCAGAGCCTGCGCGGCTTTGCCTACCTGTCCGCGTATGGCTGCAAGAGCGTTGAAGAGGCGATTGCCTACCGCAGCAACTTCAGCCAGCGCGAAGGGATGTTGATCTGGCCTGACTTCATCAATTTTGACACCGTGCTGAAGGCGGACGCGACGGCCTACGCCACCGCCCGCGCGCTGGGCCTGCGCGCCAAAATCGACGAGCAGACCGGCTGGCATAAGTCCCTGTCAAACGTTGGCGTGAACGGCGTAACCGGCATTTCAAAAGACGTCTTCTGGGATTTGCAGGATCCGGCCACTGATGCGGGTCTGCTGAACCAGAAAGACGTCACCACGCTGATCCGTAAAGACGGCTTCCGCTTCTGGGGTTCCCGCTGCCTCAGTGATGACCCGCTCTTTCAGTTTGAGTGTTACACCCGCACCGCGCAGGTGCTGATGGACACGATGGCTGAAGGGCAGATGTGGTCCGTTGACGGCGCGCTGAACCCGTCGCTGGCCCGCGACATCATCGAGAGCATCCGCGCGAAGCTGCGCAGCCTGGTGACTCAGGGCTATCTGATTGGTGCGGACTGCTGGCTGGATGAGAGCGTGAACGATAAAGACACGCTCAAGGCGGGCAAGCTGCTGATCGATTACGACTACACGCCGGTGCCCCCACTGGAAAACCTGCTGCTGCGCCAGCGCATCACTGACCGTTACCTGCTCGATTTCAGCAGCCGCGTCAGCGCATAAGGAGACGGAAAGATGGCATTACCCCGCAAACTCAAGCATCTGAACCTGTTCAACGCAGGCAACAACTGGCAGGGGCTGGTTGAGTCCGTGACGCTGCCGAAATTCACCCGCAAGTTTGAGAAGTATCGCGGCGGCGGCATGGCCGGTGCGGTGGATATCGACATGGGCCTGGACGACGGCGCGCTGGACACGGAATTCACCATTGGCGGCACTGAAGCACTGCTTATTAAGCAGATGGGCACCACCACCGTGGACGGCATTCAGCTGCGCTTTACCGGCTCCATTCAGCGCGACGACACCGGCGAAGTGCAGGCGGTCGAGCTGGTCACGCGCGGACGCTATAAGGAGCTGGATTCCGGCGAATGGAAAACCGGTGAATCCAGCACCACCAAAGTGTCCGGCACCAACAGTTACGCAAAGCTGACCATTAACGGTGAAGTGCTCTACGAATGCGATCTGGTGAACATGATCGAAATTGTGGACGGCAAAGACCTGATGGAAGCGCACCGCAACGCGCTGGGCCTGTAATCACACCGGCAGGCGCTGAGCCTGCCGCTTATCTCTCTTTTTAACGGAATCAAATCATGACTGATAAAACCGCTCCAAATGAAAAAGTCGTTGAGCTGGACACCCCGATCCTGCGCGGCAAAACCGAAATCACCTCCGTCACCGTGCGCAAGCCGCAGTCCGGTGCGCTGCGCGGCACCCGTCTGCAGGCGCTGCTGGATATGGACGTGAACGCACTGATCACCGTACTGCCGCGTATCACCACCCCGGCCCTGACCACGGCGGAAATCAACGAAATGGACCCCGCCGATCTGGTGAGCCTGTCGGTAGAGGTGGTCACTTTTTTGCTGAAGAAGTCGGTCCTGTCGGATTTAGCGACAGCCTGACGGTAGACGATCTGGTGGCGGATATCGCCACCGTCTTTCACTGGCCGCCCTCCGTTACCGAGTCCATGACGCTGACGGAGGTTCTGGAGTGGCGGCACAAAGCAATCCTGCGACACAGGGCCAGCGATGAGTGATAAAAATCTGCGTTTACAGGTCGTTCTGGGCGCGGTCGATAAGCTGACGCGCCCCTTCCGCAGCGCCCGAGACAGCACACGTGAGTTGGCTGGCACGCTGCGCGACACCCGCAATACCCTCAAGGCACTGGACGCGCAGGCCGGGCGCATTGACGGCTTCCGTAAAACCCGCTCACAGCTTGCCATCACTGCCAATAACCTTAAAGCCGCCCGCGAAGAAGCGGCGCGGCTGGCCGTGCAGTTTACGGAAACAAACAAGCCTACCGCCGCGCAGGCCCGCGTGCTGGAGCAGGCAAAAAACCGCGCCAGCCAGCTGCAGCAGACTTACAACGGGCTGCGCCTGTCAGTGCAGCGGCAGCGTGAGGCGCTGGGCGCTGCCGGTATCGACACGAAGAAACTGAGCCAGGCACAGCGCGAGCTTAAAAGTCAGTCGGACGAGGCGCGCGCCGCCATTGACCGTCAGCAGCTGTCGCTTAAAAAGCTGGGAGAACGGCAGGCAAAGCTGAGCGCGGTACGTGAGCGATATTCCCGCTCGCTGGAGGTGCGCGATCGCGTGGCCGGTGCCGGGGCGGCAACGTCCGCCGCCGGGCTGGCGATGGTTGCGCCTGTTGCTGCTACCGTACATGCATCAGCAGCAATGGAAGACGCCATGAAGGGTGTGGCAAAGCAGGTTAACGGACTGCGT